GATTTTGAAAAAGGCTTTATTAAAGCGGAAGTCATACCCTATGATAAACTGATGGAATGCGGTTCAATGACGGCAGCAAAGGAAAAGGGCCTCGTCGGTATGGAGGGAAAGGAATATGTTGTCAAAGACGGCGATATAATTCTTTTCAGGTTTAACGTATGATGCAGGCAGGCGATATAGCATTTCCGAATCTGCCAGCTTCATATTCCTTCATCCCGTCTCTTAAATCTTTAGCAATATCGGAAAGATCGTCAATCAGATATTGCGCGGAATAGCGGTCATAACCGATTTTCAAGATGTAAATATCGTATTTTTCGCGCAACATCATAAACCAGTCGAAAACGTCGTGATAATCGACGTGATTTAGCCCGGACAGTTTGACAAGCCCTTGTTTGACGAAGATATCATACGGCACACCCTCGACGGCCTGCGCCGTTTCAACCCTGTTCGCGGGCATGAAGAATTGTACGAAAGCGTACAACTTCCCGCCCCGCTCAATCACAACGGAAGCAGCTGTAAGGTCTGTTGTCTGCGAAAGGTCGATCCCGCCGACGGCGTAAGAATTCCGGAATTGTTCAAGCTGCGCTTCAACGCCGGAATTATCGACGACGGTATAATCAAGCCACGCGACCGAAGAATTTTGCTTGATATTGCAATACTTCGTCAAGAATTCGACGCGCTTTGACATAGACATTTCCGCGACCGCGATTTCCTCCCGGAAGAAATCTTCATGCACGGATACGCCCATGTTCGGATTGCTTTTCCGTAATTCTGTTAGATCGTTCCATTTCTCCACGTCGTCGATCATGTAAAGCAGGGGAAGCAAGCGTCTTTCTTTGCTGCCGCCCTTCAGAAACGCCGTGGATCGCTTCATAAGTTCGTCGAATATGCCGTCGTTCTCATATCCTGCCGTCGATATCGAAAGGATCATCGGTTGACGGCGCGCGCCAAGCGCCGACTTCATAACTTCGTATTGTTTCAAGCCCGGATCGCCGCGCCACGACGCAACTTCATCGTTTACGACCAAATGCGGATTGAAGCCGTCCGACTTTTTCGCATTGAACGCAAGCGGCTTTATTGCCGTGTTCGTGTCGTCGATATAGATATCGGATCGGCGTTTCTTCGCAAGTTCGTATAATTCCGGCTCTTTCTTTATCATCTGGAAGAAGTTGTCGTAAACGATATTCGCTTGTTCAAGCTTCGGCGCAAGGCAATAAATTTTCGCGCCGTATTCGCCGTCAAGATACGCCATGTAAGCGATCACGGCGGACGCGAAAAGCGTTTTGCCGTTTTTCCGGCCTATGACGATAAACACTTCCCGGAACACGCGCGTTCCGTCGCTCTCGACGATCCCAAACATCAGCGAAACGGCGGCTTTCTGCCATACTTCCAGCTTTAGAAGATCTGTTCGCCCCTCGCAATGGTGACAAAAGTTTTCGATAAACCGGATCGCTTTGTTTGCCTTCTTTGCGTTGAAAAAGAAATCGCCGCGCTGAAGGCCAGCGACGACGTATTCGTAAACAAGCCGTATCCACTTTCCGACGACATACCGCCCGTTCTTTATGCCGTCGTAATACTCGACAATATAATTTGCGTAAGGCGCGGTCATTCGTCGCGCAACGCCTGTAAGCGGCTTTCTTTCTTCTTTTCGGGCGGGACAAGATCGCAAAGCTGCTTGATAATCGCGGCGTGATTCTTCGTCATAGCGATATGCGTTTTCACCGCGTCCGACTGTTTCGTCCCGCTCTGATTCGCGCCGTTCTGATATTCGACGACGTAACCTTCGGCGTTGATCTGCTCTTGCAGTTCGTCCAGCGATACGGCCATAAACCCGGCGTTTCGGATCAAGCTTTCGACGGTCTTAAACTTTCCTTCTCCTATGTCTTTAATTAAATTGTAATCTTTTAATAGGGATAATTCTTCCTTTTCGGTCAGCCTACACCCCCCATAATTGCATACACCCGTTATGCGCGCCCTCGCGGAGTTTCTTTATTACTCTTGCCTCGGTCTCCCTCGGATACCCCCGCTTCGGCGAATGGGGGGGGATATGTCAGCGCGGAATTATGTTCCCGTTTTCGTCGAAAGCATATCTTTTCCGCTGTTGTTTGTGGTGCTCCCTGTTGTGGCAATCTTGACAAAGCGCTTCCAGATTTTCAAACGATAGTGCTATCGAAGGATCATGCACATTCTTTTCGTTCAAGTAAACTTTGTGATGTGCGATCTTTGCGACGACCGGATCGTCCGGCGTGCTGCAACGTTCACAAAGAAAACCTTTCGACGCAAGAAAAGCAGCGCGGCAAGCTTGCCACGCGTCGCCCTTGTAAAACGCTTCCGCCCACGGCTTCACTTTTCGCCCGCTCCCCCTGTATCGTGATACCGTGTCTTTGATCCAGTATCGCAAGATATAGAAAACCTGTTCGCTGTACGTTACTTTCCTGTGCGGCATAAGGCATTGTTAAAAATCGTCCCTGTCTTTTGCGGCGACCATAAGCGCCATAAGCGCGACCCCCGCGAACACTCCGACGAATACCCCGATCACGAAGCCCAGCATTCCGACGCACCCCCGCAAAAGAAAAGCGCCCTTCCGGATCGTCGGAAAGGCGCTTTCTTGTTTTATGAAAAATTCATTGTACACATGATAACAGATCGTCCGGGCATAGTCAAGGGCGCGATCCGGGCATGATTTAGCCCTGTTTTGAATTCTGGACGCGGAAAGTTCCGGCGTTCACCGCTGCCGGAATGCCGAATATACAGACGGCCATATCGTTTACAATCTTGTTCCGCCATCTGCGCGCGGTCTTTTCGTCAACGTCGATTGCGTCGGCGACTTCCGGCCATGTCAAAGCGCGGCGATCCTGTCGCGGATTGCCGTTGATATCCTCCCCGAAGTAATACAGGCGGATCACGATAAATTCTTTTTGATCTGCAAAAAGGGAAATAGCGCGTTCCAGCCGTTCA